GACGTCCGCCTACACCCCATATTTTGTCAGTATGTCAAAGACCGATCAGCGCAACGACGCCATCGGTTCCCGCAACTGGTATTGGGGTAAGGACACCGGAGCCGAACCCCGGTGCGATGCTGTTCCTGAAGACGCTATGATGGTAATGATTGACGTGGATTACTACGTCGACATGCCAAGCTACCTCGTCAACACAAACAAACCTGTGGCAATATACACATTCACACCCACCTCCGCCGCCAAGACGGAGGGTGAAGTTGCCTATCGCTTTAACGAAGACCAGTCAATAGAATACCTGGTCTCAGGGTCCGGTGCTTACCACCACCAGCTCTGGGACTATGCCCATGACACCATAAGGGCAGAAACCTATGGGTGGGACCCGTACATAACAGGCCCGCTCTTTAAGTTTCTCGGTTACCCGACTGCGTCAGCGCACTTTGCTGTCGATCACCATCGTGTAGATGCTGATCACGCGATCGTTCTCCTCACACCACTCATCAGCGTAAAAGGCTTATTAGCCCCACTGTTGAGATACATGCGTGCGGCACCCCTGAATAGGATGTGCCCTGTCGAGAATGGTTGGACCGTACTACTCATACAAAGTACTAGGGGATTAGTCTCCTCCGTGGCCCGCTTGGGGTCATGGGCAGCCGCAAGCGCCACATCCAGCAACGTGGACGCGCTCAAGGAAATACATGAGTTGTCAACCAAAGGTCTATCGCCGCCCCATGTTGGGAGTGTTATCAAAGACTCCACCCGGGCCCAGCAATATGTCCTCGCTTCCTATGTCCACTCTAAGTCAGAGGGCGGAACGCGAGTCATTGAAGCAGATGTTACCAAGCCACGTTCATATACCTACGTCACCAAAGATGAGGACGGCACTTTTGATGTGCCGTTGGACGACACGCCAGGTTTAACCCCATTCATGAACCCAATCGGTCCCCCTGGTCTCGTACCCTCTGTCAACAAACAGAATGAGACCAAGTGCATTCAGGCACGGCTATTAGACATCCGTAGCGACAAGACCCTCGATTCAAGAGGCCTTGCTTACGTGAAGGAGTTTATCAAATTGCTCGATCTGGACGGCCAACTGGACCCAGTGCCTTATGACGATGTTGAGACAAATCAGGACAGACCCACTCAACAGGCCATTTTGGAATCCGGCAAATTCGAGCCGCTCACGGAGGACGACGCGTTACAGTGTCGCGCCTTCATGAAGCGTGAGAGTTACGCTCCCGATAAAGCCGGAGATCCTCGGAACATCACCACCGTTTCGGGCCAGTTCAAGATCAAATTTTCCATGATCCTCTACGCTGTATCAAAAGTGTTGAAGGAGCAGAAATGGTACGCTTTCAGCAAGAACCCGCTGGAAATCGCGACCCGCGTTGCTGATATCTTGTCCGACGCGAGCTCTGCCACAGAGACCGACCATTCCAGGATGGACGGGCGCACCGCACCTGCTATCAGGGACGCGGAGCTGCTTCTGTATCTCGCCATGTTCAAGGAGAAATGGCATGAGGAAATTATTGAACTTTGTAACAAACAAGCACATGCACAAGTTACTGGTGCATTTGGAACTCGGTACCTCGCCCTGTGGTCCAGACTGTCCGGCTCACCCGACACGTCCGCAGGAAACACTTTCATCAACGCAGTCATCCAATATATCGCATACAGGCGATCCGGCATGACCTGTGGAGAGGCCTTCGCGGCCCTCGGCATCTACGGTGGAGATGACGGCCTATCGGCCGATCAAGACCCCGAGAATGTCCGTTGGGCAGCAGCTCTGTTCGGCCAAGTCGTCACTTTCGACGTCAAGCCACGCCATTCAGACGGCATCACCTTCCTATCACGGTATTATTCTCCAGCCGTGTGGTCGGGCGGTCTGGACAGTTGCGCAGACATAGGCCGCCAGTTGGCAAAGTTTCACTTGTCGGGAACCCTACCCCCGACCGTGACGCCCCTACACAAACTGGTTGAGAAAGCACGAGCTTTCGCATTGACGGACCCCAACACGCCCATACTTGGTGAGTTCGCGACGCTTGTCATGCGTCTCCACAATGAAAGTAAAGAAAAACAAGAGGACCTCAGTGAATATGACGCTCGAGCTCTCGCACAAACTGCATCTCATTGGTCAAAGTATGACGAATCTGTTCAGTACCCCAACAACAACTGCGGGCGCTGGATGGAGCGTTATGTTTTGGATCTCGGTATGGATGTTAGCGCTTTTCGTGGCTATCTTCAGACGGCCCAAACTCTGGACGACCTGCTTCATGTCCCTGGTGTCTACTTGCATGTGGACCTACCTGTCGTGGCTAGTCCTGCTGTGGTCGATGGTGTTCTCATCGTTCCTCCCGTCCAAGTCATTCCTGACGCTGTTGGGCTACCTAGCCCAAATCCCTCCGCTAGCCCAAACCCTGGGACTAAGCCAGGAGACGATCCAAGCCCAAGCCGCGATAGCAAAGGCAAAGGCGGCAAAGGAAAAGGCAAAGGAAAAGGAAAAGGAAGAACCAGAGGAAAAGGCGGAAAGCCCAAACCCAACACCTCCCCCAACGCCAAGAAAAAGTAGAAGTAAAGTGCCCGTAATCAACTCGAACTAAACCACTCCCCCGAAAGGGGGGAACGTCGAGCTCTCGACGCTAAACTGAGCAGCCCCCACAGTCCCGCTAATCTGTGGAGGGTCCTGTCGACTGCGGTAGTCACAGGCAGCGGGCCACGTTGCCAACCCGCTCTGAAACATCAAACAACATGGCCAATAACTCCATGAAGAAACAGAATCGCGCCAAACAGGCGGCGAGGAAAGCAGCTGTCAACCAGCGACGTCGTGCCCATGAGGCCGAAAATCCAAGGAATCCACCGAGAGGACTCAATGTCACTCGGGCTCCCAAAGCTCCAAACCTCAAGAAGGCTGTCGTGCCCGTTCACGACTCAGTCACCAACTGGTCCGACCTTTTGGCGGACCCCTTCTCGGCCCCGAGCGAAGGAGTTTACCCACCGATCTCAAATGATATGGTCCCCTGTCCGTCGACGAAAGTCCGGAACTACGGGACGACCAGTCTCAATTTGGCAGGCACCGACACACAGGTTGCCATGTGGTTTTACCCAACCGGGTCGATCACAGTCGATGGTCTCCAGGGATTCAGTCTCAACAACACCAACCCCACACAAAACAACTGTTTTGGTCCCATCCTAGATGCTGGGCTAACTCAGGACTTTGCGTCAGCCGGTGTTTACGTCGCAGCACCTAACGGTGTGGCATTCCAGACAGCACCCCCAATAGTTACCACGGTAACCCCGATGCCGTGGGATTCGCTCTCGAACCCGTTCCTGATTCCAGACAAGCCGTCGGACGTCAAGTTTAAATGTACTGCGTTCGCCGTCAGAGTCACTTACGACGGGAAGCTATCCGACACTGAGGGCTACGTTGATTATTATAATCCGTATGCCTGGACAGGCACCGTCGGTGTGGTCCGATCCATGGAATCACTCCGACGTGACCCCAGTCATCGTCGAGCCTACTTTGCCAACAAGCGCACCCACACTTTTGTGTGGCACCCAAACTGTGAGTCGTCGACTTACTCCACCATTGACAAGGTTGCACCCTTTGCACCCAACGACAAGGTCTCCCGCTTCATGCTCCGTATCGGAGGTGTAGCTGCAGGGGACAAGATCGAGGTAGAGTATATCGGCTTCCAGGAATTCACCGGTCACCCTGCCGTCGCGACCAACACCCCCTCACCCATCACCAAGGACCTAGTACATGTGGCGAACGCCATCCCTGAACTCAAAGGCCAGATGAACTCTGGGGCTTCCGGCGGAAAGAAGACCACCCTGGCTCAGCATGTAGCCGCACAGAAGGTGATCTCGCACCCCGAGGTCTTCCCTCAACACAAAAACCAGAACCACGGATCTGTTCTCTCGCAAATTGCGAAGGGCGCTTCCACGGCTGCATCAATAGCCGAGGACGTCCTCCCATTGCTCTCACTTTTGTGAGTGTTTCAAAGTGAAAACAAAACAAAC